ATTGCTAAACCTCCAACTTCAACAGTATATTCAACACCCCAACCAGAATTACCCCAAGCCTGTCTACCCCAACCAGCAAAGTTTGAAGCTGTGGCTATTCCAACAGAAGATGTAATTTCAAGACCAGATATTTCTACAGTAGTATCAGCATCAACTGTTGCAGCTGTAAAATCAACGTTTACACTAAATCCACTTAATTCAACTAGAATTGTTTGAGTAGCTTCAACACTACCAATTGCTGAAGTTATAGATTGACCACTTGGTTCAACAGAGTATTCAACACCCCAACCAGAATTGTTCCAAGTTTGTCTACCCCAACCTTCAAGATTAAAGGACTGTGGTGTTCCTAATGCAGATACAGCTTCGAGAGAACTTAAAGAAATACTTACGGCATCTTGTGATCCCCAAGTATTTTGATTCCAAGGTAGCACTCCCCACGTATTACTTTCTACCGTATTTGCTTGTCCACCCATTCCAGAGTGATTTGTACAATAATAATATAAAGTTGGTGCCGAGGCTGCAACTGAAATTTGAGTATAAGCACCTGATTCACCAGGTGTTCCACTTGTGGTTATACCGGTCGTATACTCACTGCCCCCACCATGTGTTCCATTATCGGTTGTTGAAAATCTTAACGGATGAAAAGCGTTTGAAGAATCTGATTGATCAAATTTATAAGTATAGCCTTCAGCTAAAGCTACTGTGTCTTGTTGAACACCATCGATAAAATATTTATTACCAGCACCGGTGCTAACCACCGTTACTGTAAAGGTTCTAGTAACGGACATACCGCGTTACCTCTCTACGCTAATCTTATAATCGCGTTTGTTGCGTCAGCTGTTGGAAATTGAATCGTGAAAGTTCCTGATGTTACAGTTTTGTCTGCACCAAATGCTATAGCACAAACAGCAGGATCACCTGATGCTGAGTCATTATAAATTAAAGCACCATTTGCTGTAAAAGATGCAGAAGTATAACTTACATCTGAAAAATCACAAAGAGCTGTTGTACCAGAACTTGTTGGTGTAACACTTGTTAGTGTTGCTCCACCTGCAGTGTATGCAGTTCCAGATGAGTTTGTAATTTCGTTTGTAGTTGCATAAGCTGTAGTTCCAGCACCTAAAGTTGCAGAGCTAGTATATAATGCTATTTTAAAAGTGTTTCCAGTTGTAGCTGTAAAATTGTGAACTCCTTTTAAAAGTTCTACTTTAAAACTTGTACAAACTGCAGATGTTATTGCCATAATTTAATCTCCTACGGGTTTGCCGAGTTTACTGGAATACGAACAGTGCCATCAGTATAGTCATCTCTTCGTCTTCTACCAACTTGCTCGTTAGCAAACTTCTGTACCTCTTGTTTATACTTATTTTCATATAATGTCAACATATCGATTGGACCTTTTAAAAATCCATATGCTTCTGATAGACAACAATATAATAGACCATTTGGGAAATTAAGACTAATATAATTACTTGTGTTATCTGAAGCTAAAGTAGCTGGCATTTTATTATAATGTATTCTAAATCTATACGTGGTATTTGGAACTGGAGCTACAATAATACGTCCAGAATTAGTGTCTCCATCTCCTGTTGCACCACCATACATAGCATAATATTTAGGTTGACCTTGAGCCGCTGATGTTCCTGTAATGTCTTGATATTCTTGTAAGTATGTATAATCTTTTTTTTCTAACCATCTGTTAGCTCCTGTAATTTCTGATCCTGCAGTATCATATACTTGCACTCCTCTTATAAATAATGCTCCCCCTGGTACATTTATAGATTCTTGACCCGCTACAAAATTACCTACTTTTTGTAATCTATCGGCATCAATAGGAACCTCTCTCATAATTCTATATTGTGCATTAAGAATAATATTTTCTAAAATAGAATCTGATAAAACGCTAGAATCTACTTCTGTATAGTTTCTAATCTGTGTAACTAATCCACTATAACTTAATCCAGCCATTACTCAATCCTCGCTAATTCTCTACATTTAGGGCAACGATGCTTATATTTACTATGTTCATTACAAAAACCTCTAGGATGTAATATTACTTCATGTGCATCTATTTGTTCCTTAGGTCTAAACCAAGATTTAATTTTATCTATAATTTTTTTAATCATGCGCTTAATGTAACCGGTCCTACTGAACAACCCGGTCCTCCTCCTTTAATTTCACCAACTGTAGCAGTATCTGTATCAACTGTAAAGAAGAAGAAATTTGCTACGGCATAATCTGTGCTCACTCTTGCACCATCTCTAAATATTCCAGTTGTTATTGCATACCCTGCTGCTTTTGCAATATTTGCTCCTGTAATACCATCAAAGTCTGCAGGATTATTATATTGAAAAGTTCCACCACCTCCTGTGTTTAAAGCTGGTGATCCTCTAAATCTATATGTTGTTCCATTTGTTAAACCATGACCAGGTGCTGTTACGTTAATAACTCCTGATCCTGCTTGATAAGTTTCAAAACCATTTTCTGGTATGGCATATGGAACAGCATTTTCTGTTCTTGCAGTTCTAACATGTCTTAATGCAATACCATCAGCACTTGTTGGTTTTGGTTCTAACTGTGGCTGTTTTGGTTCAAACTCTGATACATGAACAAAAGATCCATTCCACTCTCTAACCATTTCTCTATATGGAAACTCTAAACCAGATCTATCTGATATTGCTTTTGCATATTTACCTGTTGCGTACTTTGACATTATTTACCTCCAGCTCCCATGGGTTTTCCAACACTTCCACCCATAGCGTATTCTCCAGGTTGATACCCTTTTTCTTTTAATCTTTTTTCTAATTTAGAAAAATCTTTTAATTCTAAACCTTCAGCGTAAAGATCCATAAGTTCTTCATCTCCTGTGCTTTCAATAAAATCTTTAAAACTTCCGTAATCTGCCATTATTTTTTATTTTTTTTCTTTTGTTTCTTTTGTTTTTTCTTTTTACCACCAGGTCCTAAAGGTTTATCAATAAGACCCCCATATCTTTCACCTTTTCTCATCATGTCAGCTCTATCAGCTAACATATCACTTAATCTTTGCATTGCTTTTTTATAAACTCTGTCTTGTTGTTTTTGACTTAAGTCATAAAACTCTTGACCAAAATCTTCATCAGCAATTTCATCAGCTATTGATTGTATTTTATCTTTGTCCATAATTATGCTCCTGGATAATAAGTTTTAGGTGTTATGTGTGTGCTAGAAGCAGAACCATCCTCTGCTAATGCTCTTGCCAATTCATCTTCATAAGCAAGTTTCATAACTTGAACCATTTGTGGTTGATATTTTTGTGCTAAGTAATATGCAAGGCCTGATACCATACAAGGCACAAATCTAAATGGTACATCAGTTGCATTTGTATAATCACCAACATCTTGTATTCTTTTGATATAATAGACGTGCATATCTTTGGATGCGTTTGTAGAATCTGGAGTTGGATATACTTGAATACTAACGTGATCTATAAACCTTTGTACAAAGTATTGATTAGGTGTGCCTTTAGAAAGTTTATTAGAAAAACCTCCATAAGTTGATCTATCCACTTTAGTCATAGGCGAATCTGATTGTGTGGTTTGTGTTCTATTAGACCTTAATTGTGCCTCAAGGACATCGGATATTCCATAAACACCATTTGGATTTGAAACAGCACTTGTGCCATCATCACTTGATCTAAAAAATTTATATTCGGCTTGTCCTTCGATTAAATCAATATTAAGTTCATCTATTTCCCAATAGTGAATACCTCTATTACCCCATTCTTGAAATAATATATTTAGAGATCGTCTTGCAGATTTTAGTTGATATCCTGCAACATTTTGTAAACCAATACGTTCAAAAGATTCTTCAACTATCTCATCAATAGCAAAAGTTTTGTCAAAAGTTGCTGTTCCCGAAGTAGTATTAGCCATTTAAACTCCTACGATTCGTAAACTTTAATCCATTCACAAACAACTGTAGCTGAATCTCCATTTGAGCAAGCTGGTAATGTTAAATTTACATCTCCAGTAAAACCTGTTGCTTCAGTATTTTTTAATCCACCAAAGTCACTATAATCAAATTCCATTTCTCCATTTAATGTTTGAAATACTACGTCTGTATCAGCGTCCCATAACATTCTAATAGCATCAACCGGTGCAGTAACTGAAACGTTAAATCTAATTTTATTTAATCTTACAGTTTTACAAGTTTTATTTGCTGGACTTGAATTTAATTCAGAAACGTCAACTATTTTAGTTGTGCCTCCTGTTGAATCAGAAACTACATTGTAGTGAGTAATAAGTTTCTTTGATCCATCGAATACAGTTGTGTTTAATACTGTGTCTGCCATATTTCCTCCTGTTAAAGAGCGCCTGCATTACCAGGCGCTCCGAGTTTATTTAATTATTAACTATCTGCAAAAGGTGTTGCTTCAGTACCTGTACCGATCAACACAGCTTCTACTAAATATACATTGTCTTCAAGTGCAGT